TGTAAAAACACCTGTTGAATTGTTATAGCTTAATCCACCATTTTGTGAGTTTGATCCTACAGTGACACTTAAATCTGTTAGTGCTATACCACTTGTACTACTGTCATCTGCTATTTCAAATTTGCTTGTAGTACTGTTGTACTTTAAAATTTTATTGTTGGCTACACCTGTAGTATCTACATCTGTTAAGTCATTTATTGATGCGGCGGCTATACGAGCATCTGCTCTGGCATTAGTGTAATATAAATTACTGCCTTCTGATAAGTCGCCTGTGTCTTTACTTGCTAACCTTGTGTCAAAGTCTGAATTAAAACTTGTAAATGTTGCCGCTGGTGTAAATGTAAAAACACCTGTGCTGTTGTTGTATGCTAAACTGCCATTACCACTTGCTGATTGTGTGCTTACACTTAAATCTGTTAATGCTATACCACTACCACCACCTGTGTCTGCTTCTACATCAAATTTTCCTGTACTGCTGTTGTATTTTAAAATATGATTGTCAGTTGGTGAGCTTGGTATGTTAAAAATATCAATAATGTCATTTACATTAGATATAGTTTTGTTTATGTCAACCCTTGCTCCACTTATGCTGTCTGTTGCGGCATCAGTTGTAGTTGTGACTGCTTTGTTTCCGCTTGGCCAAGTTGTCATTAGTTTTGTGCCTCCGTTAAGCCTTTAGTTGTCATTTCAAATTTGCTTTTTAATCCTTCAGCTTTTACATCTACAACAGCCGCTACACCATCAGTTGAAAAGCTGTTAGCATCAATTACTTTTATTTGTCTTGATGCTTTGTTTACTACTTGTGGTACTAATGTTTTACCTGTTTGGCTTTGTACTGTGACTTGTATGTTAGTTAAAAAATCTATTTTACTAAAAGTTAAAGTATGTGCATCGCCACTTACACTTACATCGTTTAAATTTTCTGTGACTTTATCAAATAATAGTGTCCAGTTAAAAGCATTTAAAGTTGGTATTGCTCTTGTTGTTGCTGAACTAAACTTTTCTACGAAAGCATTTATTCTTAAATATCTTGCTTGAACAGGTACATATCCTTGTTGTAAACTTGCATCTTCATCACAGTATCCTTCTTCATAGTGATTAAGGACACTAAAAGTTTGTGGTGTGCCTGTTGGTAAGTTGTTGTCAGTGTACTTGCCTAAAAAACTTGGCGAGCTTAAAGCACTATCGCTTGTGCTGTATTCCACTACGGGTCTAATTGTACCATCAGCACTATGACTTGTTTCTAAATAAAATTCTTTAGTTTCTCCTAAATCAATTATGTCTGTGCTGTACTTTAAAGCTGATCCTAAAGCACCTGTAGTAGTTAAAGCCGTTGTTGAAGTGTGTGTTGCCCAACTTGTATATGTGCTCCAATTGGTAGCATCTGCCCAAGTAATATCACCTTTGTGTGTTATACTCCTTGCTATTGTATCTAAAGTACCATTATATGTTGTTGACATTAAATACCTCCACTTCCTAAATTGTTAGGGTTTGCTGGTATAGTGACTATATGTTTTTCTACAGCATATACATTACCATTACCATATTCCTTACTAATATTTACTTGTACTTGGTCATTGTACTTAAAAGGTGTACCATTAATTGTTGTTAGTGTAGCACTAAAGGCATTTTGACTGTCTAATCTATATGTTTGTGTTTCTGTGCCTAAAGTTAATCTAACAGGAAACTTATCTACGAAAGCATCAATTGTTTCTGTGTATGTTTTCATACCAGCTATGTTTACACCAATTGGTGTTGTTATACCTGCTACTGTAAAATGTTTGTCATCATCATCTGGTGTTTTACCATCGCCATCTCCTGGCTTTCTATCACTATCGTTTTTGTCGTCATCTTCTTTTTTATCTTCAATTGGCGACAAGTCTCTGTCTTCCTGTTGTTGTGTGACTTGGTATATGTTGTTTTGATGTTCCATTAATATCAAGTCCACTGTGCCATCATAATTTAATTTTTGTGATATAACTCTAAATATCTTTTCTGGGTCGCTGTATATAGCTGGTGTACCCGTTGCTGTTGGTTGTTTAAACATAAAGTTGTATTGATTACCACCACTTACATCTGCTTTGTCATATCTGTGTGTTATACATACTAAATCACCTGCTACTAAATCCTGTGCTTCACTTGTTGCTCTTAATGTGACTTGCATTTGTTTTCTACTTCTTTTAACCATATATTCAGCATACACACTTGCCCTTGCTCTGTTTGTTATACCTGGTGCTCCTATGTTTAAAATTAAATCTTCTCCATCATCTTCTGCTAAAAAGTTTGTGTCACCAAATACTGCCGTATCACTTTCAAAGTCTTTGTCAGCATTGTTAAATGTGACTTTAGCTTGATTGTATTTTGAATTTTTATCTTGTGATTGTATACCAATAGTTCCAATAATCATATCATCAGTTATGTTTAATAATGTAGTTGGATCATTTTCACCTACTTCTATTTTTAGTTCGTACTGTCCATTTACATATGGTAAAAAGCCTCTACAAGTTTGTAATAGTTTTTTAGCATTGTTAAACATAGTGTCTTCTGGTCTCAAATATGTATTACAGTTTAAAAATTCACCTGTAAATGTACCAAAGTTTGTTGATTCATTACATAATTGTTGTGCTGTTCTAAATTCAGCAAAATTAATTCTATGATCTTTTAAGCCCTTGCCATATCTTGGATTCCTTAAAAAATCTAACATACAATCAGCTGGATTGTTGCTGTATACAAAGCTACCTGTTTCACTGCCATATGTGTTTGCTTCTGTTGTACCGTGTCCGCTATAATCTCCACTTAAAACTTTTTTACCTTCTATTTCTACTTGTATTGTGGGTATGCCTTGCCACGGATCAAATTTAGTTTGATTACCATCTTTGTCATACTTGGGTTTTACCCATTCAAAACGACAAGCTACATATGCCACACCTCGTAGTCTGTGTTTGTCATTCCAAAACTTGTGTTCACCTAAAAGTCTGCTGTACTGTTGATCATCTTTACCAGTAAAAAATTGGAACTTGGCTCTAGGATGATCTACATAATATTTGCTATCACTTGATACATCAACTGTTGAACCATCAGTTGGGTTTACAGCAAAGTTAGATATAGATTGCTTTTCATCGTTGATGTAAATGTGTTTAAAAGCATTTATTTCACCTTCTGCGACAGCTAAACATACATATAGATACTTGTTATCGTCACCCTTGCTACCTACGAACACTCTTACACCACCTACTTTTCTATGTCCATATACAACGGGTATGCCTGCTACATTTGATTGTTTGTTTACTGTGATACCTTGTTGTTGTGCTTCAAAGTCAGCACCCCCACCAAATTCAGGTGTGTCAAATGACATACCAAAAGCACCCATAAATCCTGTAAAGATGTTGGCTACAGCTTTAATAATTCTTTTGAATATCTTAATTACTTTTTTGAAAGGATTACCGCCCATTAGTCTTTTAACTCCTTACAATAAAATACTTGATTAGGATCATAGCCTATATTTTTAAATGTTCTGTCGTATGCTCTTCTTTGACCCTTGTTCATTCTAATACCTATTCTAATGTTTTTACAATTTTTAGTTTTTGCCCAACCCTCAAATGCCGCTAACAAATCCAATCCATATTTTTGATGTCCGTACATACTTTTAGGATTGTTTACGAACCAATGATGTGTTATTGCTGTTGGTTCTGTTGTTAAGTCTATAAAGTCTACAGCACCACTCAAATAACCAAAAGGTGTGTTCTTATGATCTGTAATTACTATGCCCAAAGCATTAGGATCACCCATTATGCTGTAAACATATCTTTCGCATAGTTCATAATTGAAAGGTGTAGTGTGATCAAATAAGTTGTATTCCATTTCAGCTAAACTGATAATGTGTGGTACATCTTGTATGATTGCTGTTCTAATTTGTGTAGTTATGCCCATCATTTATTGCTTGGTCCCCACTGTATATCAGCTATGGCTACAGAAGCAAATTCAAAGCCTCTGTCAGCATCAAATGTTTGATTGCTATCACTGTATTTAACCGTTTTTCTCTGTGTTGTTGAATTAGTTATACGACCATTCTTTTGTTCAAAGTTGGCCCAGTGTGTTGCTACATTGATACTAATTGTACTGCCATCTTCACTTTCGTCTATGCTCCAACTTTTAACATTACCATCAAATATCATATAAGTTTTGCTAAACTCTTGACCAACAGTAGTTGGTACACCAAAACTTCTATATATTATAACTCTTTTGTTCATAATTGGTGCTGTCATTAAGTTAGATATAATACCTGTTGTACTATTGTCAACACCACTTAAACTTACTGTGATTGAGTTTACTGCTAATTTAGTTGTTTCTGTTATTGGGGCAAATCCGAGTAAACCACCTACTGCTGTAAATGTTCTACTTGCTGACTGTGTGGGGGTATCCAAGTCAATATCGTGGAAATTGTCTGTTAAAAATATGTCGTTGTATGTACTGTCGTCAAAGTGTAATTCAATAAGGTGGAAACAATCTTGTGTGTCCTGTTGTAGTTGTGTTGTAATTGTAGCTGTACTTCGTGCCATTATACTACCTCCACTACATCAAACTCCAAGTATCCAACTCCTTCTTGATCAAATGTATTTGTAAATTTATCACCTTCAAGTCTAACTGTCATCTCAAAATTTGATCCGCTTAACACAGTTTCACTTGCTCCTACTGTTGATACTAAAGGTGGTTCAAATTGTAATTGTGTACTTGAAGCACCTTGGTCTGCTGTTATCATATATGCTTTTGAATGTCCGCTAAACTTAAACAAGTCTCCCATTTTAAATTTACCTACAGTTGTGTCTAAATTTATTGTAGTGGCACCAATTGCTCCTGCTTGTACATTTTCAGTTGCTGACTGTGTACCACTTACTCTTTTTAAATTGTATGGTGCTATTGTAAATGTACCTTTAGCACCCTGTTGCTGTATTAAGAAGCCATATACTCTTCTCAAGTCTGCTTCTGCCATTGGTGGCATAGTTATTTTCATACTGTAAAATTGACTTGCAAAACTTCTTACTTGTCTTCTACCACTTATGCTTTGTGTTTGTACTGTGGGTTGATTGCTTGTTAATTCTACTGCTTGTATATGATCCGTTTGTGGACATATGTTATTAAACTGTGCCATTATAATTTAAATCCTTTTCTCCAGCTTCGCATACTCCAATATGCCGCTGATAAGTTTTTTTGTCCTTTAACATCTTTAAGTATGCCACCCATCCTTGCTAAAAAACTTTTTTGTCTTGCTGGATTGTTTTTTCTAATTTTCATATTAGGATCACCAAATCCAACTTTTTTAATTCTGCCTGTGCTTTTGTTTTTAACATAAACACCAAATTTTTTACTTGAGCCACTTGGTTGTCTAAATGGCTTGTTTAACTTAACACTTCTACCTTGATACTTGGCCATCTATTTTCTCTTCCTTGCTCTTCGTCTAATATCAGTATCGTGTTTTCTACTGCCTCTCAATAAACTATTTACCCTACCCATAGCCCATTGTGCCATACCAACACCAGGACGACTACCAGCACCTAAAAAGGCACCTTGTCCTCTTTTGTATACTGCTTTCAAATCTGCTAAATTAAAAGTTTTGCTTTTTTTTGCTTTGGCTCTTAAAGTTTTAACAGTTGATGCCGCAAGTGGTTTACTTCTTCTTTTTGCCAAGTTTAATTCTCCTGTTTATAAGGCTTTGTGGGATACGAGCCCCAGCTTTATAAAGTTTTGATATTTGATTAATTACACCTGCTAACTCTGTTCTCTTACCGCCTTTAGTGCCACTTAAATATTTTTTAGGTAGCCCTGTTGCTTTGTCTTTAGGTACTCTTCGTCTTTTCATTATGCTGTAATCGGTGCTCTGCCTGTATCAGTCACCGCCTCATTAATTATTCCAACAATAGTATCTCTCTGCTCTGCCAACTTCCCTTGGAAGCTTTCGGCATCCATAGCTGTCACATTAAAGTTTACTGTGACTTCTTTGCCCCCCACCCTTGAAGATCCTGTCTTCATTAGATCTTCATTGCTAACAACATTACCGCTACTGTTAGGAACAAAGAGTTCTGGTCCTTTTTCCCCAACTATGTACGGTGTGTTAGCCTTTGCTGGTCCACCATCTGCCAAGAAGCCTCCCAAGAAGCCTCCAATTGGACCACCAAACATCGCTAATGCTTTTTTGATAGCAAATGTAGCCGCTGCCTGCATCGCTATCCTAATTAGGTCTCTAATTACCATATTAGCAAAGTCTTTAAATCTTAATTTACCTGTCATTACAAAATCTGTTAGCACATCTACCATACCATTAAATGCTCTTGCTCCTGCTTGTGATAATTGTTCAAACATTGTTTCTTGTTTTTTCATTTCACCCATAAAGCCTTCTGTGTATGATTTAAGTGCTGTTGTTCTACTTTCGTTAAAGGCTTTTTCTGCATCTGCTACAGTCTTTTGAAAGTCCATTTTTCTTTTGTGTGCTTGTGTGTCAATAAACAATCTCTTTTTAGCTTCTTTGGCTTCTGCTTCAGTTACCATTTTTTGGAATGTTTTCTTTTTCATTAACTGTAATTTGTGGAACTTATCTAACTCTTGTTGTAGCTTTTCATTTTTAGCTTCTTCAACTTTTATTTGTTCATCTGCGGCTTTAGCCATATTTTTAATTGGATCATCATAGTCCAATAGTTTTTGTATTTCAGCTTGTTTTTTAGTTTCTTCATTTAGCTGTCTGTAAAATTCTGTTAGTGCTTGTACCATTGGTCCAGCTTTGCTTAATTCTTCTTCTGTTATGCTACCAAATTCACCCATTGACAGTATAATTTCTTCATTGTCTTCTACAATACTTTTCTTACCATCTTCAATTGCTTTTCTAACTTTTTCATTGCTTTGTCTAATCTCTTCTGCATTGACTCTTAATTTTTTAGCTGTTTCGTCCATACCAATTGCTTCAAGTAGTCCTGCTATCTTGTCTTTACCTTTGGCCATAAACTCCATTACTTCAATAAACATCAATTTGACTTTTTCAAATACGGCACCAATTGCTAATACTACAAGTTTACCTTTGATACCCAACATTAAGAATCCAATTAGTCCTACTGCTTTTATAGTAGCTGGTAAGCCATTTGTCATCTCAACTAATCCTTTGATGCTCTTGCCTGCAAATCTAACAATTGGAGTAATCATATCTCCAAATTTAGCAAGTCCAATAGTTGCGGCTTGGAATGCCATAACCATTTTTTGACCCATTTGTTCTGCGGCTACTTCTATACTACCAAATCTACTTTCAATAAAGTCATTAAGTGTACCAATTAGTGCTTTAATAAAATCAAAAGGTCCTGCATTCATTAAGCTGTCTTGGAACTTGAATAGTTTATCTGATAACATTGACATTGTACCAGTAAATGTATCCGCCATATCTTTAGAAGCACCCTTCATAACCATTGTGCCGTTTCTAAAGCTTTCAACGATCATTTTTTTAGTTTGATCAGCATTGTATCTTACACCCTCTTCAAAACCTAATAAAGCCTTAACACCTTTTTCCCTAAACATATCCGCCGCCGCAATACCACCACTAAATGATCTTTGTAGTTGTTCTGCTGTTTCTTTGAAACTTAATCCTGTGGCAGCCGCTATATCACCAGTAATTTGTAGCATCTCATTTAGTTCATCAGTGCTGTCTACTACTGTCAATAAGTTAGGAGCTGAGTTGGCTATTTGTTGTAGCTCAAACGGTACAGTTGCCGCAAATTGGGTAAGTATGTCCATTGCTTTGGCACCTTCTTCAGCTGACCCCGTTAGGAACTTCAACTGTATGCCCAAGTTTTCAATTTCAACTGCTGTGTTTAGGAAGTCTTTGGATAGTTTAATTGCACCAATAGCCGCTGCCGCTCCAACAACAATATTTCTTAAGTTGCTAAAAGCATTTGCACTTCTATTGGTATTTTTTTCAACACGATTGAGACTCTTTTGTAC